AGACGCTGGAAGCTACTACCCCATCACCTCATACGAGAACGCCCCACAGGAGGGCTCTAAATCAGTCCTAGGGGTATTCTTAGGTGGCTTCCTAGTAGGGTGCATTTTCTGCCTACTTATTTCCATTGTTTAGGCTCTGTCTTGGATGTCTTGGGAACGATTTTCTATCCAAGACAGAATTTATCCTTATAAATCAATGGGTTGCAAGCGATTTTCCAGTTTTGTCTTGGTGTCTTGCAAAAAAGTGAACTCACTACAGGGTCTCCTTACTTTTTATTTTTTTTTTCTAAAATAAAAAAGAAGAAAATATCAAGACAGCAAGACAAAAAAAGATGGAAAAAGCCAGCAAGCCCATATTTTATATGCCTCACAGGGTTTATTGCACCGCACAACTGCCTATTTTTTAGGCACTAAATTTCTCTAGGAAAATCAATGACTTACAGCAACACCAACCCGCAAACCTACTGTTTAGAGCATCCAAGACAAAAACGACCCGCATTCGGCTGTCAGAGCCTTATAGAATATGGCTCAAATCTGTCTTGGGAAGGATTTTGCTTGTCAAGACAAATCCAAGACATCCAAGACAAACTATTAGGGTAAACCCTATGTATGACAGTTTGTTTACTACTTTTAGTAATATGCTTACTACTTTTAGTTATATAGCGGTTTGTATAATTAGTACTGCACAAAGAAAGCGAATCAGATGACCATAGAAAAACCAATAGCGCTCCCAGTACAGTTTGACGCCATCCCAAACCAGCTTAAGAAGACCCCACGCTGGCTATTATGGCGCTATGTGCTGATAGGGGAGGCGCCAAAACAAAAGTGGAGCAAGCTACCAGTCCAGCCAAACGGAAAGTCAGGCAGTTCAACAGACCAGAGCACTTGGAACGACTTCTTCACTGTCATGGAGGCCTACCAAAATGGCCAGTTTGATGGTGTGGGTTTCGTGTTTGACGGCACAGACAACCTAGTAGGTGTCGACCTAGACGACTGCTACGACCCCACCAACGGTTTCACAAATGCTGCACTGCAACATATTGCGGACTCAGTTGAGGGGTACATGGAGGTCTCACCCAGCGGCACGGGCGTGAAGATTTTCACCTACTCAGACCTGCAGGCCGGCCACGTGGATCACTCCAAGGGCTTGGAGATCTACAGGTCGGGCAGGTACTTCACGGTGACTGGCCACAAGATCTCAGGCGAGATACCTACCAGCTTCCAAGACCTGTCAAGCCACATACCCGAGCGCACCATCAGGCAGTCAGGCGACGCGTTCGCAGACTTCTCACCACCCGTAGAGGGCTGGGACATCGGCAGGGTCGAGAGTGAGCTCTTAGTGCACCTAGACTCGAACGGCTACGATGACTGGCTACAGGTGGGTCAGATACTACACCACCAGTTTGAGGGTGACTTCGAGGCGTTGGAGCTATGGGACAGGTGGTCACTGTCAGGTGACGAGTACCAAGCTAACGCATGCGACAAGAAGTGGTTAGGGTTTGGTAAGAAGGGCGGCCTCACACTGCGCTCGCTGATCTTCAAGGTGTCACAGAAGAAGCTGAACGTTGCGCTGGCATCGGGGTTGGTAGTTCTCGACGCTAACAACCCAGTGGCTAACGCTCGCAAGTTCTTAGAGGCGCAGTTCTCCTGCGAGGAGGGAACCGAGCTGGTGCACTATGTTGATGACTGGTACTCACACAAGGGCACGCACTACGAGCTGATCGAGGAGCAGACCATCCGATCGAACCTGTACAAGTTTTTAGACAAGTGCGTCAAGCAGGTCAAGAATGGCGACGTTGCGCCGTTTAACCCAAACCCGTCGAACGTGTCAGCTATCTTGGACTCCATCAAGGCGCTGGTGCACTTGGAGAACAAGCAGAACACCAAGCCACCGGTGTGGTTAAGTGGTTACGCTCAGAACAGACCCGACGCATCTAAGCTGATCAGCTTAGGCAACGGCATCTTTCACTTTGAGCAGAACATACTGATCCCGCACTCACTGGAGTTCTTTACGACGAACAGCCTGCCGTTCGAGTACAACCCAGCGGCAACTTGCCCGACATGGCTCAAGTTCTTAAATGACCTCTGGCCTGATGACATGCAGAGCCAAGAGTTACTGCAGGAGTACATGGCGTACGTGCTCAGCGGTGACACTAAGCAACAGAAGTTTTTAAACATCGTCGGACCGAGGCGCTCAGGTAAGGGCACCATTAACAAGATCATGGTGGCGCTACTAGGCCAGCACAACACAGTGGCTCCGCAGATGGACGAGCTGGTAGATAGTTTTGGTTTACAGCCGTGGCTTAACAAGCTCTTAGCGTCGTTCACAGACGCACGCCTAACGGGTCGCAACACGGCGGGGATTGTCTCCCAGCTACTGCGAATCGTGGGTGGGGACACGATCACAGTGAACCGCAAGAACAAGGAGAGCTGGAACGGCTACCTACCAACACGCATCATGATCTACTCCAACGAGGCTCTGCAACTCTCAGAGAGTTCTAACGCCCTCACAGGCCGTATGCTAGTGCTATCGATGACTAACAGCTTCTTTGGCAAGGAGGACATCGACCTAGCTGATAGGTTGACCGAAGAGCTCTCAGGTATCTTTAACTGGTGCCTAGAGGGTCACAAGCGTAGACTGGCAAGACCAAGCGAGCGTTTCATGCAGCCTGAGTCGGGCGTGGAGCTATTAGAGACGATGGAGGAGTTAGGTAACCCAATGTCCTCGTTCATAGAGGACGTGCTAGTTTATGAGACTGGTGCGAGTGTTACCAAGGAGGCGCTGTTTGCATGCTATAAGCGGTGGGCGGTACACAAGAACATTCCAGTAGGTACGGACATGGCATTTGTGCGTAAGTTCTTAGCGGCAACTCAGGACAAGCGCGTCACGTCAGCCCAGCATAGGTCAGGCACCGACCGTGTGAGGTTGTACATGAACGTGAAGTTCACCGACAAGGCGCAGAAGTTTGTAGATTCAATTGATCAATTTACGGAGGATATATTTTAATGACCGAAGCACAAAGGGCGTACAACAACTGGAAGGCGCTACAAAAAGTTTCCATGATGGTTCACACCAACGAGCAGATGTTTGAGATTGGTTTTAACATCGCTCAGGATCTTATCCAAGAGCTATCAACCATCATCTTGGCAATGGAGAAAGACGCCAAGAAGATGAACACTGAAATTCAAAAATTAAAGAAAGCGAGTAAGGCATCATGATCACAATTATTCTTTTTATCTTAGCAGGACTATTCGCCTCTGGCGCGCTGTACATGTACAACATTGGCTACGGAGAAAACATCAAGTATCCGTTCCGTAAGTTTGCACCAGCAGGCGTGTTGTTGCCCATCATAGCTGTACTTGTAGAGTCCATCACGGTTGTGCCCGCTGGCTTTATTGGCGTTCAGCAGACACTGGGCTCAGTTAACATGGAAACATTAGGCGAAGGATTACATTTTGTAAACCCAATCTCGCATGTACGTGATGTAGATGTACGTGTAGTAAAAGCTCAACTGGAGAAAGCAAATGCTGGAACGAAAGATTTACAAGTTGTCCACACGGATATTGTCGTCAACTATCGTATTGACGGCACTAAAGCAGCACATATCTACAAGGAATTTGGTCTCGACCTCCAAGACAAAATCCTCATCCCTGCTATCAATGAATCTTTCAAGGCCGTTACGGCACATTACAACTCTGAGGAACTTATCACCAAACGAGACGAAGTATCATCAGCAATTGTGCAAGAACTGCAAAACAAAGTCCTCCCCTACGGACTCTCAATTAGCACGATATCAATGGTGAACTTTGGCTTCTCTGCTGAGTATCAAGCTGCTATTGAGCAGAAAGTTATTGCAACTCAGTCCACGCTTAAAGCAGATCAAGACTTGCAGCGCATTAAAATTGAAGCACAACAAGCTATCGCTAAGGCCAAGGGTGAGGCAGAGGCCATTGCCATCCAGTCACAGGCTATCAACGCTGGTGGTGGTAAGGATTACGTAAACCTCAAAGCGATTGAGAAGTGGGATGGTAAGTTACCCAACACAATGGCAGGCACAGTGCCCTTTGTAAATGTTAACCGATAACGAGGCTTGGGAGGAGATTCGCAGGGGGCAGCATAGACTGCAAATAAGCATGAAACTTGCCCCCTTCACAGAATATGCCCCCGATAACAAGTACGGCATGTACGTGAGCCCCGAACAGCGCGCCACTTGGGAGTTGGAGAAAGCTAGGATTAAACTGCTAATTGATGCAAATGAGCAGAAGGCCAAGGCATTGCAACAAAAGTATTGCCATGGGTGGCATGACCCTAGGGCGCTACAAACCCCGATTATGGTTTCTAGTACGGACGCCGTATATAAACCCAAGCGTCAACTACCTAAATTGCAACCTTTTCACTATTTTTTAGTGGGGGCGGCTATTCTTTGTATAATTGGTATAGCATATGAAATCCTTTAACTTTCGCAAGACAATCATGCGTAACGACTTCACCACCATCTTCGGTGGTGTTGGTCGGCGCAGAGGCGTTCGCAGTTATATGCCTAAGTTTAAAAAAGTACCGGCGGTGAAAAAGTTTAACCTACAACGCATTCGTCGCGCGCATCAAGGCTGGATGAATCTAACCTTTGGCAGAATCACAGCACTACGTATTCGTCGGATTTATGGAAGACGTAAACCGATAGCACAACTCAGGAGATAAAGTGGAACCTAAACTATTAGCAAATAGAATCATCACACCAGACGGCACCATGTTGCAGTCTTATCATCGCCATGATTACAAGACATACATCGACGAGAATGGTAAGGAGTATATGATCGATGGCGGCCTTGATTATCAGCGTTGCAATATCCACGACGACGCGCCGTACGAAGACGCCAGTGTGTATGACACAGATCCGCATGAAGAGATCCGCGCCGCATTTCATTGGGGATGCCGCGGCAAGGACGGCAAGTCGCCGATAGAGTTTAGGCCGGTGAGCTCGCTCTCCAATCTGCACATCCACAACATTCGCGTGACACAACGGCATATCCCCGAGCACATTGCCAAGGTGTTTGCTGACGAAGAGCTCTACCGCCGTGATAAAGGCATTTGTATAGAGGACACAGAATGAGTGACTACTACCCAGACAAGTGGGCAATTGTCCACATCACCAGCAAAGACCACCCCCCTATTGACAAGGTGGTCGGCTCATGGTATGGCAACTTCACCGGCGGCGACGAATGGCGCATGAACAGTGGCATTGAGAAGGTAGTAGATACCGAGAACGTATATGAGGTTCATGGATACTCTGGCTCCATATACCACTGCCGTAAAGGCTGTGAGGGTATGAGCGCCTACACCGAGATGGTGATGAACAACATGGCCACCCAGCTCGAAGAGGGCGGCCTTGGCATGATGAGGGTGATTGACATCAAGGAGCTTTTATGAACGCAAATGAACTAGCTGATAATTTATTAAAAAATGGCGGTAACTGCTCATGGTATAAAGAAATAGCCACCATGCTACGCCAGCAACAAGAAAAGCTAACTAAGTACGAACTGCGTCACGCAGAGCAGAGAAAGCGTATTGATGAGTTAGAAGCCTACCAAAAGCACGACGTTGAGTTGGCAGAGGCTATTGGTTGGGACAAAGGCTACGAAGCGGGCCGTCAACTTGGCATGAAGCAAGAACGAGCATTGTGGGAACTAGCCGCGTCAACACAGGAGATTATGGATACCCATCCAGTAAAAGAAAACTCAGTTAGATATGAATGGCTTAGAACTGAGTTTGCGCATGGTAGGGAGACTTATCTTGCAGAGGGTATGCCTAGCGGAGAATCATTGGACAAATACATTGATGAGCAACTAAGAAAGGCACAAGGATGAACGCAAATGAACTAGCTGGTTTACTAGAAGTATCAAATCAAGTAAGTTTTCAATTAAAAAATCAAGCTGCCACCATGCTACGCCAGCAACAAGCTGAAATAGATAAGCTTAAAAACCTTTTGCTAGATAACCAAATATTGCTAGATAAAACCCTCAATGCTTGGGCTAAAGAAATGGAAAGAAAGAAATGATTACCGAAAAAGACGGTAGTTATACCATTAATTGCAATAAAGGAGAAGCAAAGATGAGTATGAGTAACTGGGGATTAGGAAAGACTTACAGAACCGCATCAGAAGCGTTTAAAGACGCTGACTATGCTACCGCCATACAAAGACCGCCTGAACCTGAATACGACCTTCTATGGGGCTTTTTAGGGGCTTTATTGTTTGTAGCGGTATTTGGGTACGGTTTTTGGAGAACGATCAGCTAAGGGCGTTTAAAGCCATATTGATTTTAGCTTTTCTGTCATCTAAACCAATAGTTCCCCCGTTAATGCGTTTGGTCATGGTTTCAATATCATCGACCAGCGCATTAAGGTTTTTCTTATGCCAATACCAGCCAGCACTCAAAGCCGCATATTTAGGAGTAGCCAGCCAATCAGGATGCCCAAGCAAATCCACACCCAAACCAAGTCCGCAGTTTGCATAGTTTTCCTTGCCAGTTAGCTGTATTAGACCGCGCCCTATGTATTTGCCAGCTTCTTCAGGTGTGTTGTTTCCCATCCTACCTGCATAGACCTTAGACGCGATCTTTTCGGGGTTGCGCTCATATTTTAATGCTGTTTCCATATCAGGAAAACGACTAGGCCAAGTAGACATTAAGCCCTTAGCCGAATAATTCAGGTTTTCTTGCAAAATCTTAAAACCGCCTGATTCGTGCATACACTGGCCAATAAAGCAGGCTTGACGCTTTGGAGTGTTAATCTCGTACTTAGCAAAGGTTTCGTTTAGGGGGTCTAACCACTTATGATCTAGCCCTAATTTGTCTAATTGATCTAATGTCATTTAACTTGATAGACTTCTAACAGCCATTTTTGAAGCTCTGTAAGCATCAAGGTTGTTGTGGCACATTCAGTAAGTAAGTTGTGGGCGGGGACAATAGAAGCTGATTGGGTACTGTTGGAAACGCTGGACAAGCCGCTGGTACTGGGTGAGCGCACCCCGTTAGCATAATACTGGCGTATAAGAGAAAGCTTTGCATCGTATTCATCAGATATTCCTTTGGTTACAAGTTCGTGCTGTTTTTGGATTGATTCGACTTTGGCTTCTTGCGCTTTAACGGCAATTTCGACTTCCTTCTTGTATGCCACATACTTACTATAGCCAGCCCAATAGCCACTACCGAAAACCACAGATACAGCCACAGCAAGTATTGTAATTTTGACATAATCGATCATTCTACAGGCCCAGTAGTGATAAAGCGCAATACAGCAGTAATAATACCAATGCTAACCAAAAGTATTCCATAGTATTTATCATTGATGACAGTCTGTAAGTAAGAAAAGTTATCGAATAAAGCACCAAAAATTACCAAAAGAAACGAAAACCACATTGTCTTGCTTTGGTACGACTTTTTCATTTTGTGCTGATGTAATGGGAAACAAACCCTACAAATGTAGATAAGGCAGATACAATTACCATTCCTGCCCAAAAGCCACCACGACCTTTATTAGCTAGAGCTAGTAATTCTTCCATGCCTGACTCCAATTTATCTACTTGATGCGAAAGCTGGTCCACCTTTTGAATTAACTGGCCATACTCTACTGGATCGATTTGAAAATCTGGCATGATTTCTACTTTGCTGAAATAGGTTGAGTGGTAATAATACGCAAGATGGTTACGATGATGCTAAGACCAATACCAACAAACATCTGATGCACTGGTGTAATATGCAATAAAAAAACATA